TTCAGCGTTGATTATCTGAATAACGAATTGTTGCTTTTTCATATTTTATTGACCTTTAAGTTTGCTTTCGCATTTTGATTGATCTGCTTGTTACGCAGTTGTTGAGGCGAGTGACCTTTAAGGTACTTACGCCGGTTTCCGCTTACTGTGTCTAGATGCACAGTTTCTGGGCGGAATTTGGTGGGTTTATCCCACTCTAGGTAAATTTTTGGTATTGGAAGTTCCTTCCCCTCTATGACGCAGGTTTCTAGTCTTGCGAGCTGGTCTTGCATTTGGACGGCGTAATCGTAACCGATTGGAGGCCGTTTGGACATGATGCTAAATGTATCTGTATCACCGATTTTTTTGTTGACGTATCCGGCGACGTAGCAGGCTGATGCCATGCTGAAGTCCCCAATCGTGCATGTACCGTGTGACCATATTCGATTGAGGGCGGTGTTACCGTACAACTGCTCATCAATGTTGTAAGTGTAACCACCTCGAAAGTCCTCATTGAAGAGGACGAGGTGGTAGTGTGGTCTGTTTGTTTCTTCGCCATATTCTCCGCAGCCGAAGTAGCGGAGTTTCCGGTTCGAGTGCTTCCGGAGGCGTTTTATGAATTTCTGAAGGTCTGATTTGACGAGTTTCTCTGGTGAGTCCTCGTAGGTGAGAGTGATAAAGGAGTTTCTCTCGTAGGATTGTGACTCGTGATGCATGCGAATGGCCCAGTCCATTCTGGCGCCTGCCCTGCATCCCTCGCATTTGCCACAAGGGACCATTAGGTCTTCTTCGAGTTGTGTGCCTTTTTTCGAGAATGTTATCTCTCGCTTGCCGTTTTTGTTTTCGACCTGATCTCGCCATGCTGGGCGGAGGTAGTAACAGGTCATAGAAAAAGACCCCGGCGTCCCGGGGGTTGGTCAAAGACGGATCCCACCACGGGTTCCCATGGTTGGATTATTTATTTTGCGCGGTTGCGCTGTTCTTTTGAAGTTTCGGCCTGGTCGGCCTGCCCTTTTACGTCGCATTTCTGCTCCTTATTTGTTTTCTGACCCTTTTTGGTGTCAGTAAGGCGGGAAGGATCAAGTGGTTTCCCGCCTTGGCAAGGTAATGTTTTTTGAGGGGGGCTGTCAACCCCCTGCTTGAGTCCCCCATTCTTGGGGGACATTGTATATGTGTTTGCATAGTTATGCGTATTTTTGTCCCTTACTAGGCTCGCTTCGCATCGCCTGGTGGGAAGAGTGACGTGAAGTTTCGCTTCGCTTATATGTGCTTCGCACATGAAAAAGGCCCCGAAAGGCCTTTTTTGGTTTGTTTAGGAAGAAGGTTCCGGTTCTGGTTCCGGTGGTGCAGGCTCTGTTTCGTTTTGTTGCTGTGCTTTGATTCGTTTTTGAGCCTCTGCTTGTAGGAACTCTAACCGGGTTTGTGCTTCTTTTCCTGTTTGAAGGATCTCCTGTAGATCCTGTTGCAGATCGGTGACGTCTGCATATTGAGGTTGTTCCGTAACTGGGGGAAGAATCCCAGTACGGGTAAAGCGTGCCATGATTGCGTTAACGTCTGTTTCGTTTCCCTTGGACGCTTGTGTCTTGCTTTCGCCATTGAATTGTGTTGTTGATCGGATTGTATTAAACCGATCTCGGACCAAGATTGGTCCGGTTTTTCTCTTAAGGTGTGGATGTGATTTTGTCATTTTTTATCCTTAATTGGAGGAAGGATGTTGATTGATTCGAGGAAAGACTCGAATGTTTCGTTTATTTTTTCGTCGACCTGATCGACGATGCCGCGAAGGAATTCGTCGGCTTGTTTTGCTGAGTTGAATGCTCCCATCGCACTGGATTTGCTCTGGTCCATTAGTTTTTTGAAATCGTCTGGTGTTTTTACCAGATTTGCGATTTCTCGTCTGATTGCAGCGTTTTCTTTGTTTAATGCAGCTTGTGAATCTGCCTGCTTTGCAGTTGATTTTGCTTGAGTTGTTTGAGCGGCCATTAGTCCGCGTTGTGTTGCAGCAGTTTTTGCTGCTGTATTTGTTTGTCTGGCGGTAGACATGGTGGAGCCCATATCTGGGACTGATCCCATTGCTCCGCCTGGTGATGATGCTGGTGAGCCTATTGCCAGGATTCTGTTGAGTCCGGCTGCGTCCAGATCGGACGCGGCTCGTTGATATGCTGTGTTGGACATTCTCTCTTGGAAGTCCATTTGTTCCCTAGACATGTCCTGGGACATTTTTGCGGATCCATAAGATCCTAGTGCGCCTATGCCGGCAGAGAGTAAATCTCCGCCAGCGAATTTGGCGACCTTTTTTATTCCGTCCCAGAGACTCATTGTTTTTTCCTAGAGAACAGTACCACCAAGAGTACCGCAATTATTATTGCTGTGATTATGTCCATTAGAAGTGATCCACTAAGCCGGGTACTGCATATACCGGCATTGGTCTGGTGCATTTGAGGTCTAGCCATGCATCCATGATGAAATCCGGTTCATCTGGAACCGCGACTACGCGGTCCATTGGTGGATTTTCAACGATGAAAGAATCGTTGAGTGGTGGGAGTGTGTCGAAATCCTGGGCCAGGTGCCATGCATCAAGTGATGATGTGACATTCGAACGCATTTGTCCGGTGATCCGACCGGGTCGGAATCTATATTCGCCGTAGCGTTCCTGATAGCCCCAGGTTTCTTCGTCTGTTGACGTACCGTCAACAAAGACCTCTTTGTTGAGGATCTGCTGCTCCCCCAGGTGGCTGAGGGTCGGCCAATAGAAGTCATAACGGGTTGTACGGGACCACATACGGTCGAGACCGTTTTGATAGGTAAGGTCCGTTCTGGTGGATACGAGCCCGAATACGTAGCCGTGTTCGGTAAATGAGTGGTTGAACCCACCTTTAATAACCCCGGTTGCGACTGCAGCCAAGTTTCCCTGGGGTGTTAGCGTACCGTCTGAAGGTGCCGTTTGAGCAACTGGATGTATGTTGATCATTCCAGTTCCGCCACCGATATATTCGGGGCGTTGCATTCTGCTATCGGCACTTTGAACTCCGAAGTGACTCAGAACAAGTTCTATATAACGGGTTCCGCCCCTTGCGTCTCTCTCGAGCATGCGTTGAATTTGAAACGAGGTGCGGATGTCGTTGATTGTTGCGGAAGTTGCTTCCTGAAGGTCTGCGAACAGACCTGAGGATTGGAAGTGTACGTTTGCTTCATTGTCATTATCGACTGTGAAGCCTGCGTTGTTTCCGCCGCCTATCGGCTGGTAAAGATAGCCGAGTGGATCGTCTTCTGAGATAAATTGTGGTGCGAGTCCGTTCGGTAATACTGGAGCTGATACGCCCAGTGGAAGGAATACCGGGTCGCCTTTTTGTGGCCATGGGAGGGCCGAGCTTAGATAATCTTTCGCCTTGTTTCTTTTTAACAGGATTTTGGAGCCGACGGCTCCGCCTGTATCTGATGTGTCTAGTACGCGTGGTATTTGCAGGTTTTCGTCTCTATACCACTCATTCCATATGAGTTGGTATCCGCGAAATGGTAACGCGTTTACGCTTAATGTAACGTCGGATTCCGTGATCGGGAGTCCGAAGTAGTCCGCGAGCTTCCCGCGTACTGTATTCATGTTGATATCTGTTTTTGGAAGTACGACCAGTGATGGGTCGTCTTCAGGAGATTTCCTTTCTCCCATGAAGAATTCCCAATTGTCCCATACAAGTCTGTTTGGGACGAAGAAGTAGTGAATATCTGCTTTGATGTTATCCATTACTGGATATATCGGAGTTGCCATTCGAAGAAATAGAGTTGCGTTCATATTGAACGTATCCCCTGGTACTACTTCGTCAACGAAGAAGGGGACAATTTCTGCTGAATCGAATGTGGTTTTATATCCCGCTGAGCGGTCGAACGTAGACCGTTCGATTTCTGCCGTTGGGAGTTGGGAGAAATGTTTTTGTGCCGCAGTTGTTGCGGGTTGTTGAACTAGTCGTTCTGCCATTTTTAAGCTTCCTGTTCGCGTGAAACCATTTCCATAAAGGTTTCAATTGTGATTAACGGGGATTGAGGTATTTGCATTTGTTCTTCTCCTTCCCCGATCGATGCGACCAGGAGGATGTAATCTTTCGAATTAATTGCTTCGCCTGCTTTATTCAGGGATTCGCGTAACTCATCCCAGTTAGCGGCGAATGGTTTTGATCTGTTGCCGTTTTCAGCGTTGATTATCTGAATAACGAATTGTTGCTTTTTCATATTTTATTGACCTTTAAGTTTGCTTTCGCATTTTG